GAAAGAACAACTAGCTAAAGCAACTAAGAAAGAAATGAAGTTGCCTAAGTCTGATGAAGACATAGAAGCATGGGCAACAGAGTACCCTGATGTTGCTGCCATTGTTGAGACTATAGCAATGAAAAAAGCAAAAGAGCAATCTTTAGCATTAGAAGGTAGAATAAAAGAGATAGATGAAAGAAATGCTAACTCTGTAAAAGAGAAAGCTGAAGTAGAGTTAATGAGACTTCACCCTGACTTTGATAATATAAGAGACAGCGATGAGTTTCATGAGTGGGCTGAAGAACAACCAAAATGGGTACAAGATGCACTATATGAAAATGATAATGATGCAAGGTCGGCAGCAAGAGCCATTGACCTCTACAAATCTGACAAAGGAATCAGTAAGGATACTACAACAAAGAGTAATAAGAGTGCAGCTATGGATGTTAGCACGAAAAATACAAGAACTAAAGTTGATGCTACAGAATCAGGTAAAAAAATACTGGAGTCTCAAGTTCAAAAAATGTCCTCTGCTCAGTATGAAAAACAAGCTGACACAATAATGGATGCTATAAGGTCTGGCAACTTTGTATACGATGTATCAGGGTCGGCAAGATAAATTAAAAAGAATGTTGACAAATAGTTATTTATGAGTATAACTATATGTAACTAAAGGTATAGCATAACCCCTTCTTGGATACTTATGCTATATTACTACTAACTTTAGAGATTACCCAGTTATGTGAGCCTACACAGGATTAGCTATCCTACGTACAACCTCAACGCATGAATGGTCCTTATAAAGTAACACGACTAAAAGAACACATTTAATGTGTGATATAAATGTTTAAGGAGATTTTAAAATGGCATTTACAGCAGCAGCTGGCTACGGTAATCTTCCTAACGGTAATTTTAGTCCTATTATTTACAGCAAACAGGTGCAACTTGCGTTTCGTAAGTCATCTATTGTCGATGCAATCACTAATAATGATTACTTCGGTGAGATTGCTAATATGGGCGATTCCGTTAAGGTTATCAAAGAACCAGAAATAACAGTCAAGGCATATACTAGAGGAACTACTATTACTCCTCAAGACCTTGATGACGAAGAATTTTCACTTAATATTGACAAAGCTAATTACTTTGCATTTAAAGTGGATGATATTGAAGAAGCTCATTCTCATATTAACTTTCAACAGTTAGCATCAGATAGAGCAGCTTACAGACTAGCCGACCAATTTGACCAAGATGTACTTGGTTATATGTCAGGTTACAAGCAATCAGCTATACATGGTCCTGCAAACGCAGCTAACACTACCACTAACGGTACTGTTGCTGTATCAACTGCCGGTTCTGACGAACTCTTATCATCAATGAAAATTGATGCTGCAGACTTCGGTGGTTCAGCAGGTGATGCTGTGGCTATCTTACCAAGAACAGGTGGAGCTACTACTGCTGCTCCTGCTAATGGAGATAGAAACCCATTGACAGTTATAGCTAGAATGTCAAGACTATTAGACCAACAAAATGTTGACACTAATGGTAGATGGTTAGTATTAGACCCTGTATTTATTGAAGTACTAAAGGATGAGGACACAAGATTGTTCGATGCAGACTTTGGTGGTTCAGGATTACAGAATGGTTTAATCCTTAATAACCTTCATGGATTTAAAGTGTATCAATCCAATAATCTTCCAACTATAGGAACAGGACCTTCTAATACAGGTACTAATAGTTCTACAGACTTTGGTATTATTGTTGCTGGTCACTCTTCATCAATAGCTACTGCCGAGCAAATTAACAAGACAGAGACTTATAGAGACCCTGATTCTTTTGCTGATATTGTTCGTGGTATGCATTTATACGGTAGAAAGATTCTTCGCCCTGAAGCAATCTGTACTGCCGCTTATCACTTAGCATAGGGAGATTAATAAATGGCTACTAATATTACATCGTTACTTATTGCTTCCTCTGGCAACTCATCTCGTGGTCGTGTTCCATACTTTGTGGAAAATACTATTGACTTGACTGCTGCAACAATCTCTTCTACTGCTACAGACACTGTACAAGCAATTACTGTGCCAGCAGGACATAAGATTATAGCTGCAGGATTTGAAGTAGTTGAAAGTGCGACTATGAATACAGGTACAGATGCTACAGCTGCTCTAGGCTTCACAGGTGGTGACGTTGATGAGTTTGTTGCAGCTTTTGACATTGATGGTGCTTCTGATGGTGTTTATGCACCAAGCGTTGCTATCACTGGTGACACTGTATCAGGAACTGCAGATACCATTGACTTACTTTTTGGTGGAGCAGGTGCTTCTTATACAGCAGGTAAACTTAGAGTTTACGCTGTTATGATGGATGTATCCACTCAAGGTGATACTTCTGCCAATGAAGTTGACAGAGACACTTTAGCTTAACTTAATATATAAGGGAGCAGGGCAACTTGCTCTCTTATCTTTACGTGATATTATAGGAGATTTCAAATGGCTATCACAACTGCAATGTGCACAAGTTTTAAGTCTGAGTTATTAGGTGGTCTGCATGACCTCGATACTGACTCACTTAAACTAGCACTTATTAAGGCATCCCCATCAGGTACATATGGTGTTGCTACAACTAACTACTCTAACGTAACAGGTGCTTCTGATGAAGCAAGTGGTACAAACTACTCTGCAGGTGGTCAAGCACTAGGCAGTCCAAGTATTGCTGTATCAGGAACAACTGCTACTGTAGACTTTGCTGATGAAGTGTTTAGCAACGTAACTACATCTGCTAGTGGCTGTATTATATATAACACTGCAAACAGTAACTCTGCTATCTGTGTTATTGATTTTGGTGGTACAGTATCTGCTACTGCAGGTGACTTAACTATACAGTTTCCAACTGCTGATGCCTCAAACGCTGTAATACGTATAGCTTAAGGAGGTAGAGCATGTCGTTCTACGGTACTAATGATGCTATATATGGTTCAGGAGAATATGGTACTGCTTCTTTCGGTGTCGTAACTCCTATCATAGTTGTAGGGTCTGTTAGTGCTACAGGACATGTAACTGCTACAAGTGCTACTATTAGTGTTACATTAACAGGAGTTAGTGCTACAGGACTAAGTAGAACTGTCACTGCTGTCAATGATTCTAGCTTAACACTAGGCTCTGTTTCAGCGACAGGAGTAGTTAATACCCTATCTGAAAATCCATCAGAACCAATTACAGGTGTATATGCTACAGGTCAAATAGGTACTGTTTTTGCTCAAGCCTTTTTTGGTGCTAATGATGCTATATATGGAACAGGTCGATACGGTTCAGCTATTTATGGTAGCATTTCACCTACAATAAATGCTCCTAGTTTTCTACTTACAGGTACAGTTGCATCTTTAGCATTTGATGGTCTTGAAGTTGATGTAAGCGAAATTATACCGACAGGTGTTTCAGCTACAGTAACAATTGGTTTAATTAGAACCATACCATTTATATGTCAATCTGTATCAGCTACAGGTACTGTAGGAACTGTGTTCTTAGTAACAAGTGCAGGTGTAACAGGTGTTTCAGCTACAGGTCAAGTAGAACAAGTACAAGTAGATGGCTTTGAGATAGATGTCCAAGAAAGACTTCAATCTGTTTCAGCTACAGGTGCTATCAATGGAACACTAACACATAGTAACACACATTCTATTTCTTCTGTAGTCGGAGCATTTAATATAGGTAACACGACAGTCACAGGAGTGACTTTTAATTTTATTGCAACGGACTACGATAGAAAAAGAGTTGTATATGTACCAAGGCAAGATACAGCAGCTGAACGAAGAGTTGCGGCATAGGAGAAGTTAATGTCATTTCGTTGGACAACAAAAGACCCAGATGAAACATTAGACTACAGTATAGATTGGTCACGTTTTCTTGGCACAGCTACTATTTCTTCTGTAGTATGGTCAGTTAAAACACCGGAAATAGCTAAGACAACATTACCTGCAGGACAAGACTTAACAACTGCATCTTCTAGTTCTGTGACTGACAGCATACAAAATATATCACAGACAAATACAAACACAGTGGCTACTATAAATTTAGCTGGTGGGATACTTAATCGTGAATACATCTTTACTTGTAGTGTGACAGATAGTACAGGCAGTTTAGCTGAAAGAACTGTAAAAATGCGAATAAGGGAAAATTAATGGCTTATAATTATTTAGAACTTGTCAACCAAGTAAATCGCAGATTAAATGAAACAGAACTTACTTTAAGCAATTTTGCTACTGCTGTAGGGTTTTATGCTCAAGTTAAAGACGCTATCAATGCATCTCTTCGTGATATTAATCAACATGAATTTAATTGGCCCTTTAATCATGTAGAACAAGAAGATGTTTTATCTGCTAATGTAACAAGATATTCATTTCCTCAAGATGCTAAATTAGTAGACTTTGATAGCTTTCGTATAAAAGAAGATAGTTTATTAGGAAATGCCACAACAAAATTAGGAATTCTTGCATACGAAGAATATCTACATAAGTACGTAGACCAAGAATACAATACCAACGGTAGAAGAGGTGTACCTCAAATGGTAGCACATGGACCTGCTCTTGAATATTTACTTACACCTGAACCTGATAAAGCCTACACAGTAGTATATGAATACTATCGTGTGCCTGTAGATTTAGAATTATATGATGATGTTCCTGCTGTTCCTGAAAGATTTAAACATATTATTGTAGATGGAGCAATGCATTATGCTTATTTATTCCGTGGTAATTCACAAGACGCAATGTTAGCAAAACAAAAGTTTGATGAAGGCATAAAGAATATGCGTATTGTATTAATTAATAGAACATACTATTTACGTTCCACAATGATACCGCAGAGCACAGGTGGTGGTAGAATGGGATTTTCTAGGTCTGTTATCTAATGGCAGACGCATGGCAAACCTACTCATATGAATTTAAAGGTGGCTTAGTAACAAACCTTTCTCCTTATCAACAAGGTTTTCAAACACCCGGTTCAGCACGTATATTACGTAACTTTGAGCCTTCTATATTTGGTGGATACAGAAGAGTAGAAGGATACTCTAAATTTGATTCTAATGCTGTGCCAAATGCAGGTGTTATCAGAGGTATTCATAAGTACAATAACCAAGTATATGCTGTAAGAGGTAATGACCTATTTAGGTCTAGTGGGTCAGGATGGACACAGATAAGTGATAATTCAACTTATAATAGTGCAAGTGTTACAATCGGTGGTTCAGGTAAGGTACGATTTTTAAAGTATGATTTTGATGGTACAGAGAAACTTATGCTTGTTGATGAAACAGGTAAACCTTATAGATTTAATGGAACTACGTTTGAACAGTTAAGTTCTTTGCCTTCCGATGTATCAGGTGCAAGTTTTGTAGTAAACTTTAAAAACCATCTAGTATTTGGTAATGGAAAAAAAATAATCTTTTCTGCACCTTATACAGATAATGACTTGACAATTGCTAACGGTGGTGGTATAATTAATGTAACAGATACAATTACAGGATTAATTGTGTTTCGTGACCAACTAATAATATTTAGTGAAAGTAGTATAAATATACTGAATGGTAGTAGTGTAGCAGACTTTCAATTAAAGCCTGTATCTCGTGACTTAGGGTGTGTTGCAGAAGACACTATCCAAGAAATAGGTGGAGATGTTATATTCTTAGGACCTGATGGGTTACGTCTTTTTTCAGCTACAGACAAGATTGGAGACTTTAATCTTGCTGCTGTATCAAAAACAATACAAGCTGAAGTATTAGATTTAGTATCTAGTAGTCCGAATGGTTTTACTAGTACAGTAATTCGTGAGAAAAGTCAATATAGGATATTTGGATTTAATACAGGTTTTACAAACGATGCAGCAAAAGGCATAGCAGCTACACAGCTAGAAGAAGGAATGGCTTTTAACGATTTACGTGGTTTTAATGCTTTTGTAACGTACAGTGAGTATGATGGTCGTACTGAATTTATATACTTTGGTGCTGCTGATGGTTACATTTATAGAATGGAACAGGGAAATAGTTTAGATGGAGCAGTTATACCTGCAACATTTGCCACACCTTTTATACCTTTAGGAGACCCAAAGGTCAGAAAAACTATATATAAAGGTACGACATATTTAGACACGGATGGGGAACTAGAACTTTCCTACACACTTAAATTTGATTTTGACCAGCCTAATACGGTTCAACCAAATTCAACAGTGTTACTAAACGATGGTGGTAGCTCTTTTACTTATGGTAATGGAACTTTTGGAACATCTACATTTGGTGGAAAACAACAAACTGTTTACGAAGTTCAGACTATAGGTTCAGGATTTACTGTATCAGTTGTATACGAAACCGTGGGAACAAATGTAGATGCTACATTTACCATAGACGCTGCTACCCTGCAGTATATTACTAACGCTAGGAGATAAAAAAATGGGAACAGGATATACTCGTAACGATTCAGCAAATAATATAGCTGATGGGAACGTTATTAACGCATCAGACCTCGATGGTGAGTTTGATGCAGTCCAATCTGCCTTTAATGGCAGTAGTGGACATACACACGATGGCACATCAGGTGAAGGACCACTAATTGCTGCAGGAGGTATAGCAAGTAATGCTGTTATAACTGTAAAAATATTAGACGCTAACGTCACTACAGCTAAGATAGCCGATTCTAATATTACTGTAGCTAAAATGGCAGCTAACTCTGTAGATAGCGACCAATACGTAGATGGCAGTATAGATACTGCTCATATAGCTGATGCACAGATAACTGTAGCTAAAATGGCAATTAACTCTGTAGACAGTGCCCAATACGTAGATGGCTCGATTGATAGAGAACATTTAGCCGCTGATATTGTTGATGGTACAAAAATAGCTGATGATTCAATCGATTCAGAACACTACGCAGATGGTTCAATCGATGCTGCTCATATAGCAAGTGATGCTGTAACAACTGCAAAAATATTAAATGCAAATGTAACGACAGAAAAAATAGCCGCAGATGCTATAACAGCAGCTAAGATAGCTGATGATGTTATTAATAGTGAACATATTGCCGCAGATTCAATTGATGCAGAACATTTAGCACCGAACTCTGTAAACACAGATGCTATTATTGACGATTCGGTAACTTCAGCACACCTTGCAGCAGGTGCAGTAGATACTACTGCTTTAGGAGCAGATGCTGTAACAGGTGCTAAGATTGCAGATGACACTATTAATTCAGAACACTAT